GAACAGGAAGGGTCAGGGGTGTCCTAGGCGTATTAAAAAACCGCCCGCCTTTCGATGAATTACACGATCGGCATAATAGCTGCAAATTATAGTCCTCATCTGTGCCGCCTTGAGATCGTGGCGTTATATGGTCAACCGAATCACCTTCGTTACCGCACATCTGACATAGGCCTCGATCACGATTAATAATACGTTGCCTGATCTTGCGCCATCTACTTGTGCTACCAGTATCGCGTAATGCGCTCATTAGTACCAGCCTTTACGCTCATGATGTGCCTTAGCCTTACACGGTGTAGTGTAACGTTTTGTAATATACTTGACTGTAGCATCTATCTGCCTATATGGGTCTAACTCTTTATACCAAATGGATCGCATCTGGCCTAGACCATAATGACTGCCATTACGAGCATTACTATCCCATCGAGACTCTTTAGTAATGATCCAATAAAAGCATTTATATTGCTCGCTGTTTATGATCCTTGAATGTGCATAAAGCTTTAGATAATCAGCCTTTGATGCGGCTTGTGCAGGTTGCATCGTTATTGACATCGAGCCTATACATAGGCATAGAACACCCAATAGCACCAGACGCACGCGCGAGCTACCAGCCTTCGGCGCTCGCTGCGAGCGAATGGAGCGTACTGCATATGTCAAGGACATTGCAAATATGTGGATAAGTCGAGCGTATCTTTGGCGTGTTGTCCACAGGTTATCCACAGGGCTCATTTATCTTTACCCCAACCCGTACCCTTGAAATGTGCAGGTGTAGCCGTCCAGATACGCGACATTGGAATAGTACAACCATCACAATATGGATCACGTGGCAATGGGTCGTCGATTGGCCTGGTGATGGTTTTGGTCTTGCCACAGACCTCGCAACGATAGTCATAGCTCGACATAAGCCGTATCCGTGTCTATCTGTGCAATACCCATAACCCCACAGCTGTTACATTGAATTACATGCACATAGGCTGGCAGGTTATCTGTAACTACTCGAATGGTCTGTGTAGTGAGCTTTTTTTCGATCCTACACTCATATTTTATTTGCATGACTGCTCCTGACTAGGTCGCCTATAGGGTGCAAATCTGACTGGTTGATCCAATATGACCCATCGCTACGCCTCTGCTGTGGCCTTCTGGCTATGTTTATCGGTATCCAGCCGCATAGATAATAATTAGGCAACGTGCCTGTTACCAGGATGGCTATATCGGTCTTTCTGTCATCATCTGTAAGTATCAAATGACCATCCTTCCAGGCTGTGTGCTTAACCTCTAATTTATCGCCCACATCGGCCTTATCTTTAAAATTTTCATTGCCTAGATCAATGGTCTTGCCAAAGTACTTAGCTACTGCCATTTCAGCTCCCAATGAGTTAGCTTGTAAATCAACAAATTGCGCAAAGTTCATCTGTTTTTTATCGCTGACTACATTGCGCCTATGCCATTTGCCCTGCCATTGATCGATGTACTTAATGGCTCTAATAAGGCCAAAGATTGTAATTTCTATCTGGCGCTCGTCATCGAGCTGTACCAATATCATTTACAACGCTCGCAAAGCCACAAAAGTACAAGGCCGTCGCTAGATGTGTATGCGCCATGAAATATGTCTTGCCACGTCTCACAGCCATCACACATCTCTACAAATGGCACGTCTATTGTTGTCTCTATTGTGCCGTCAATGTTGATTTTAGTCGTATGCCCATCAGGCTTAATAAATTCAATGCTACCCATTTGTCTGTGCCTTCCATGTGCCATCTTGCGACTTGTTCATCCAGATTGGTGGACATTGATCGGACTTGACATTACCCGTACAGACATAGCCTCTATATTCCTTGCCTGTTTTGGCAGATGTGCCCTCTTTTATAACCATATGCCCGTGCTTGCATAATGGCGCTTCATCGATCAGCTTGCCGCCTAACTGGCTACCGATCTCAGCTATAGCATCTAGGGCTGTTGTAAACCCATCCTCGCTAAATGGCTTAGACCAGGGATCAGGCTCTACCTGTGTCACAAATGCCTGTGGCATAGACTCAACAGCGGCCATGTTTTCTTTGGTAGGCCTTGTGTCTGACCCTAGTAATAACCCAATAGCTCGACCGATTGCACTTGTGACTGTGTCCTCAACAAACCAGCGTTTCATGCTTGCTTGATATGACTCGACTCGTCCAAATGCGTAATCGATGGCGCTGGCCTTTTCGTCCTCATACTCACGAAATAAGCGACACTCGATCAAGATGTAGCCTGCTGGCGCATTAAAATCAATAATGTGTGTCTCAATGCGACCAGATGGATAAGCTACCCAAAAGCGCTTGATGCGAGCTGCGACGTCCTCGTAATTGTCCAGGAATCCCATTTAACGGCCTACCTTTGTTTTACTCAAAGCCAGACCGACTGAGCGGCCATGATGGTAACCGACTGATTTGCCGTCTCTGTACCCCATGCTGTAGATCATCGTGCTTATTAACAGCTGTGCCAATAAGGCAAAGCCTATGATTTGTTCTGTTGACATTTTGCTCCCGTTTCTGTTAGGGGAGCGACCTTGTCCCCTAGCCAAAGCCGCTCCCGAAATACATAGTGACGGGTTAAACTGACAAGGTCAAGACAATCAACGTTTATCGGCGTGTCTCACGCTTAAATGGCAAAGCCTCAACCTCGTCTATATGGTCATCGATCGAGCGCGCTAAATCGTTATCTAGGTCGTCCATAGCGCTTACCAGCGACAACAAATGTGCCGTCTTTTTCGATGTAGATGAGATCGACCTGTACATTACGATCTTTGATATACATGATGGCAAACCCTGATTGCCAATTTGCATACCCCTTGACATAGCCAGCTTTAGACATGTCCATAAGGTTGCCGACCTCGACGCCATGCAAGATACGACCCCTGCGACCGTTCATAGCCTCTGTGTATGAGCTGCGGCCCATCCTGTGAGTATGACCAGATATGACCGATTTACCATAACGCCTAGCGGCTTCTAGGGCTGAAAGTCCCCCATGTGGCTTGATAGGCGTGTGATCGCCATGCACGGCCACCCAACCAGGGGCGATAGGTAAAGCGTTGCGATGGTAGGTAATACCTAACTCATCGAGTCTCATAAACTTTTCAAAGCGCAGCTCTGGCAATGATAAAAAACTAGGAATTTTATGCATGATCTTTGTGTATAACCGATCGCTATGGTTAGACCTGACCATCTGGGTTACTTGTAGATCGTAAAGTATTTGAACAGCCGTATCGCGATCATCTCCCAAAGTCTGTTCATACGCCTCTGGCGTGCCGTCTGCAAATCGGCTGATTGTGTTGAAATCGATTTCATCGCCTATTGTCACAACCTCATCAGGCTTAAATGACTTGATAAAACCGACCAGATTTTTAACGGCATGCTGGTCATGAAATGGAATCTGCATATCGCTGACGACCACAATTCGACGCATCAGTCCTCATCGTCGTCATAGGGCAGCGGCTGTATTTTGTTAGGCAATGTAGGCAAAATCCAATCAGGATAAGTGTCTCGATCGCTCATAAGTGCCAGGGCAATCTCAATGCTAAAACCAGCCTTACGCAATGATTTGTAATACTCGTGCAGGGCAATACTGTAGGCGTCTAGGGCGTTGTATGTGTCTAGGTCAATGACCTTTTTACGCGCCATGACAAATCATCGATCCAGTAAAATATTGTAGATTTCGTCCACTCTGGCGTGTAGGCGCTTAATCTCAGCCAGTAAGTGAGTAATAACAAAACCCGCAAAGCCGCCTAAAATGGCAAGGCTAGCCAGGTAAATAGTAAAAAAATCGGTCTGTGTCATTTTTTGGTTACCCCAAAGGATGCGTCATTAGGGTTAAGCCAGCGCATAATGACTGGCGCGAGTGCCGCGCCACCTGCCATCGCCAAAGTCTTAGGGTCAGTTACCCCTGCCATGTACAAGGCCAAAACAGCGGCCAAAAATGATCGTGCCCATGAGGCTGCTAAACTTTTGGCTTGGTCCATTTCTTTTTTTCCTTTGTTTTGGTTGTAGGCACAGTTGGTACTGCACCGTCATAGGGTTTATATTTTGGCACGCCAAAGCCTACAATTTGCTTAGATAATGAGCGTTTCTTAATCATTACCATACCGCCATTGCGCTGATCTCCACCAGGGCCAGATGTATTGCCCTCGATGAGTGTGACCTCATCTTTGCCATGTTCAAAATCTAAAACAATGCCTACATGGCTAATACGATCAATGCCGTCGCCAGGAAAGTCCATAAAAGCCAAAGCGCCAATAGTAGGAATTGTTGACCATCGATTAGTTTCTTTAAATACATGCGCGCCTTTGGCTGTGCTTACGACGCTATGTATCTTGACGCCAGCTTCTGCCAGTACCCAATTACAAAATGAGCCGCACCAGGGCAGGCCGTCAGCCTTCATAAATTTGCCGTACTTAGTGAGGTTATTGCCTTCCTCGACTGTACCAACCTCTTTAAGCGCAATGGCTAATACCTGCGCAGCTGTACCTGCTGGGTATGTCATGACAATAAAATCGCCGCTTCATCGGCTGTAATGCCTAAGCGATCAAGCAGAGCCGCCTTTGCATTAATTTTGTTAGATTCTTCATCCAAAATTTCTTGGGCGACGATTGGCCACAAATCCTCTAACTTTTTTAGAGTAGGCTTAGCGGTATCTGATAGCCAGACTAGACCAGCATAATCGTCACCGTTTAAAGTCCATTCGTTATCGTTAAACTTGCGGCTTAAAATTTGCGCAATATCCATTATGCACCTACTTCGATGAGTGTAATTGTTGATGAGGTACGGCTGCCGCCTGCTTCTGTATTGTCAGGGTCGTTATTGCTTCGATTGATAAAAAAAGTTCTAGCTGCGGTGTCATTCCAGCCTTCGATTGAATATGTTGTAGAGCTGGTTGTATTTGGGCTGTCTAAATAACTCGCTGCGACTGGCGCTCCCTGATTTGCACCACCAGGACCAATGCTGATCCATGAGCTTAGACGATTTGATACAGCAGTCCCGCCGCCCACAACAGTTGCGCCTCTTAATAATCTAAAGGCTACGTTATTGGCTGCGCTAGAATCTACACGCCCGATTGTTAAAATAACATATATTTTACTCGATGTAGCTGTTGGCGTGATGCTAGCTGATAGGCCAGTAATCGCTGTTGGCGATGCAGCTGTTGAGCTAAAAGTGTCGAGTTTTTGTACGCTCACGACTTGTAACACTTTACCAGGAGCCGCCGCCCATTTAAGACCTGTTGATGTTGCGGAGTCGGCCATCAAAACCTGACCATTTGTACCGACTGCTAGACGGGCTGGCGTGTCATTTGCCGTAGCGCTAATTAAATCGCCCTTAGCATCAACAATGGCATTTTGAATTGCGTTTGTGTCATCTTGCGCAACCCATGAAAAATCCATATCAGTACCTGACGCTTTTGCTAGGACTTGTCCAGTCGTGCCGCCTTTAAGATCAGCAAGCGATGTGTCAATACTGTCGCCTAACAGCTCAATAGCTGTCGCGCCATCCTTTACCAAATCTGTCGAGGTCGGTACTGACCAACCAAAATTGGGTGTTGTTGTTGCCATTACGCTACTGCTCCAATCGCGTCAAGCCATGTCAGGGTTGGACTTAAGGTATTCCAGGCTTCTGCTGGGTTAACTTGCTCCCATTTTACAGCTACCTGGCTAAAATTGACTGGCGACGCGTTAAATGTCACAGTCAAATTATTGTATGTGGCGTTGAATGTCCAGCCCTCAATGTAGCCCTCAAATGATCCCTCACTTATATTAGGCGGCAAATTCTGTATCCACACAGGCAGACCAGTAAATATGTTAATCAAAGCATCTCTATCGCTGTCGTCGATTTCTGGGTTGCCTAATTCAAATGTAATGCTTTGGAATTTGGCGTAAGGGTAGGCTCGTAGGGCTATCAATCGATCTGCGTATAGCTCAGCGTCAGGCGCGTCTTTAATGCGCGATGTAAATGATTGCGCATAAAGGCCGTAATTCATAACGCTTTGAGCATCCTCAGATGTGTAAGTGTGTTGGCCGCTTGTGCCGTAGGTAATTGTAAATTTATTTCGTATGTCGCCAGATCGTGT